ATTGTTTCGATTGAAAGGTTTTGAACATCGCCTGGAGGCGCTGTTTTGCCCAGCAACGTGAACTTGCCGGTTGCCGGTTTGCTTAACTTGCCCGCATAGCTAGCGGCCCTAACTTCTACCTCTAAGACGCCAGCTTTCAGGTTTCGTATTGTCAGATCTGCCGTGGTTGTTGTTACTTCAGTAAAGTTATTGTCGCCGAGTCGGTATTTTACCCTGAACTCGTTTAGGTCTATGCGATCATGCTGCCAACCAAGATTAAAGCCAGTGTGAACAGTTTGTCCCTCTTCATACAAGAACTCTGTTCCTGTTAAGTTGTCTGGCGCAGAAGGTGCATTGTCTAGGTTGGTAATATCTCGATTAGTTAGCGCAATGTCACGCTCCACTGCATCGTAAATAGAGCTGTTGAATGCAATGCAGTTGACGCCATACACTCCATCGCCTGATTCAACGACTGAAACGACACGAAATTGCTGTGATTGCACAGTGTCGTTTTGGAACAAGAAGACAGAGCCAGCGGGCGGAGCCTCACTAAAAGCAGAGTCAACGTTAATGACTGCCGTTCCACCCGTAATCGTTATGCCGTCTGTCGAAACATCACGCTGCTCTACAAGCCCAGTCGGCAAGAGCACAGACAGTTTTGGATTGTTAGTAGCTAGCTCAGCAGTTAAATCAACGCTGCTATCTGTTGTGACTTGAGTCGTCGTTGCAGACTTAACCCGTCCTGAACGACGAACGCCGGATTTTGTTGGATCGGCAATGTCAACCACCGTTCCAGGGCGCAAAATAATCCCACTCTCAATCGCAACGCTAAAACTGCACGTCTCAGTCAGTTCTTGCTCTGAAAGCAAAGTCCACTTGCCGATACGGTGCGCTTGCCCTTGGCTGTAACAACCGATGGCCTTGATGTCCTTTTTGATAATGCCGTACTTGGCAACAGCATCATGATCCTCAACGTATTCGTATTCAATGTCGCCACGAGTGTCGTAGGACTGCCAAGCCACACAAGCAACGGTGTGCCGTGCTTTCTGAGACGTGCCTTGATACTGAAAAATGCCCTCAACGACATTGCTAGG